AATAGAATATGGCAAATTACGAAGCAACTAAATATAATTTTAATGGATCAGACCTTACAGGTATTGAAGGTATTCCAACGGCAACTATCGTGCCATGGTCTTCTGCCTCAGTGCCAACAGGTTTTTTAGAATGTGATGGAGCAGCAGTTTCAAGAACAACTTACTCTGCATTATTTGCAATTGTATCGACTACTTACGGTGCAGGTGATGGCTCATCTACTTTTAACGTACCAAATTTAGCTGATAATGTTCCAATGGGTAAATCTGGAACTAAAGCTTTAGCTTCAACTGGTGGAGCAAATACTGTTGCAGTTACAGCTGCTGGTAATGTTAGTTCAAGCACAAACACAAACACAAATATTAACGTTACAGGGAACGTTGGAGGTAGTACAGGAAATACTTCTTTATCAACAGCACAACTTGCTTCTCACAGTCATAATGTTTCATTTACTACTGCAAATTTTACAGGAAACAGCCAGTCTGCAAAATTAAGTGGTCCAGCAAACCCAGTTTCAAATAAAACTTCAGGAAATGCGGGATCTGGATCAGCTCACTCTCACAACATGAGTGCAACTTTTAGTGGTAGTGGTAATGCTTCAAGCTCAAGTTCAACTAATAGTACTTTTAGTGGTACTGCAGTTAACCCATCTGTATTACAACCTTATTTAACATTAATTTATATTATAAAAACTTAGGAGAAAAAATGGCAACTAACGCAAATTGGACAATAATATTTGATGATAAAATGGTAATTAAAAATTACGCAGAAGGAGCAAGTCAAGGTATTGGATATGTTGTATCTGATAATTCTTTTTGGTCTGATTCTAAGTTTTCAAATATTTGGGCTATTCAACATGGTACATCTGTATCTTCTGACGAAATAGAATATAGAGATGAAACTCCAAATTCATCTTATGACGATGCAGGTTTAGGAGACATAAGTCAGTTTTCTTCTAAATGGGATGCAGCTCATTTATCACAGTTACAAGCTGATTGGGATAATGATAATGTTGAAGATGAAACTGCAGATGAAAAAATTTCTAGATTAGGTGCAAGGCCTACATCTTATTCTTCTTAATTATTTTATAAACATCTGAACAGAAACTCTAGGAGTTAACGGACTTAGGACAGGATTAACTTTGTGAGTTAGCGGAGCTTTTATAATTACCAAAGAATTTCCTACCACAGGTATAAAACCGTGACCATTTTTATCACGAAACATAAGTTCGCCACCAAAATTACTATTCCATTTATTATTTACATAGTAGGTAGCTCCATACTTCCATGCTCCATCGTCGTGCCAGTTAATACCAGCACCTTTTTCCATATAGTGAATAATCGTAATTATTTCTTTTAAATTTAATTTATAAAATTGATTGTGTTTAGTCAAAATTTTTAATTTTTCAAATGGTGGGTAGTTTGAAACTTCTACTCTTTTTGGTGGAGTTATATTTTTTATTAAATCTTTAGACCACACTTCTTTAGATGAAGTTAGATTTATACTTTTACGTTCTTTAAATATAGCATTATGAATTCCTTTATAAGTTGAATAATCTAAAAAATTTTCAATATAGTAAAGTTTATCCGGTATTGAATATATTAACTTCATAACTTTATAATACTATTTTAACATCATCCAAGAAGTTAAAATATATTTTTCACCCGATAGTGGTGGATTACCTCTGTGCACATAAGGAAAACTTGCAGGCCATATAACTATCCTACCTTTTTTTGGTTTTACTCTTTTAGAGAAATGTAAAAATTCTGTTTCTCCACCTTCTTCAACATCATTTAAATATATAGAAAATACAAAAGCACGTGACGCATTATCAAATCCTGGACCATGTTCTATATGCCAAACATGATAACCTTCTGTAGGTAAAGTTTTTTGAATCTTTAAACTTGTAAAATGAAAGGGGACTTGATAGGCAGAAAAAGCTCCTGTTTTTTCTTGGTAATTTTTAAAAGCAATATCAAAATTGTGTATCATACTTTTTAGTTCGTCCCACCAAACAACTATATTATCAGAATTTGCAAAAAACTGATCATCTTTTTTATGGAGTGGAGAAGCATTTTCAAAAACTTGTCTGTTCATAGTTTTATTAAACTTATATTGATTCTCAAACAATTTTATAGCTTTGTTACATTCTTCTTCAGTAATGTAATTATCATACATACCTATAAAATTTTCTATTTTACTTTCTTTTTTTATTTCTGTTTTTTCTTCCATTATTTTTTCTCCATAAATTTAATTTTTTTATCAAAATCAAAACTATTACTATTTTGAGAAATATTAAATATTAAACTATATCTGTTATTGTCTCCTTCATACCGATCAAATCCATGTAATACTTCTGGAGGAAATATATAATAATCACCTGGCTCCGGAGTTATTTTTAAATTTAATTCAGGAAATATTAAATCACATCCTTTTGTTAAATATAACGCACCATGTAAACAAGGATGCGTATGATAGTTTAAACTGTCTCCTTTTTTTATTTCATTACCCCAAGCACTTTCAACACAATTTTTTTCTAAAAAATATTTAAAAATATTTGAATGAGTTGTTTGATGAGTATTTATTAAATAAATCATAAAATTTTTAAAACTATCCTTATCTAAAAAATGAGTCCAACTAGTCATACCTCCTTTTACGTTAGTATGATTTGTCATTTCAAGATTTAAATTATTTTTTATATCTAGTATAAAATTGTGGATTATATCTGGATAAGGGTAGTGTCCACATATTATATTTACTGTTCTAGGATAAGTAATATTTAAACTAGTTTTAACTTCATTTAATTTATTGTTTTTATTTATAAAATTAATCATTATCCTACTAAAATGTTACAAGTAATTCTTTGCCAATTATATGTTTCTGACTCAGGTGATTCTCCTTTGTGGTATTGCTCCGAATCAAATATTACAGCACTACCTGGTTTAAATTTAAATTCTTCTCCATCAACATAAAAAGAACCTCTCCAATCCGGTTGCCAAACAGGAGTCATAAATAATACTATTGACTTTAATTGTAAATCTGTTTCTTCATCTCTATGTAACCAGTGTTGGGATTTTTTACCGTTATAAGTAACATTTAACCACATTCTAATTATTTGAGTAGGTATCCCTTTATTTTTATCATCTAGTAATTTTGCTATTCTATAAACTAAAGTTTGTCCCCAAAGAAAAAATGGATGATGCTCAACTATATCACCAACTTTAACGGTTAAAACAGGAGCTCCTAATCTAGGATCTCTATCTGATCCTGACACACCGTTTAATTTCCAATTTGGAGTGCTTACAATTTGATTGTACATATAAAACAATTCTTTTTGAGAAAGAACATTATCTAGTATTGTAGTTTTCATTTATATTTTCTATCTTTCATTCTTTATAAAACTATTATATAATGTAAATCAATTATTTCAAGGGTTTTTTATGTTACAAAAATTAGGATTTTTACCAGGGTTCAACAAACAAGTTACATCTACCGGAGCTGAATCACAATGGACAGGTGGAGAAAATGTACGTTTTAGATATGGTACACCTGAAAAAATAGGCGGCTGGAATCAATTAGGAACTGATAAATTAACTGGAGCAACTAGACAATTGCATCACATGGTTAACAAAGCTGGAATTAAGTTTGCTGCTATTGGTACAAACAGAATTTTATATGTGTATTCTGGAGATGTGTATTACGATATACATCCTTTAGTTAATCCATCAGGCACAGCAATTACAAGTGCATTTAGCACAACTAACGGATCTCCTATCGTAACTCTTACATTTGGTAGTGCACATAATTTTGAAGAAGGTGACATTATATTATTTGGTGCTGCCGCTACCTTTAGTGCCATTACTAATTCTAATTTTGGTGCAACAGATTTTGCTGATAAAAAATTTATGGTAACAAGCGTGCCATCATCAACCACACTTACAATTACGATGCCATCAAATGAAACGGGATCCGGTGCAAGTACATCAGGTGGTATAACTTATTTTCAATATTATCACGTAGGCTCTTCTAATCAAAAACTAGTCTTTGGTTATGGTATATCTCTATGGGGTGGAACTGTTTCAACTCCACAAACTACAACATTAAATGGATCATTAAGTGCTAATGCATTTGGTACGGGTGGGTCTGGAACAAGTATTACATTAACAAGCACAACAGGTTTTCCAACTACAGGTACAAATTTTATTCAAGTTGGAACAGAGGAAATTTCTTACACAGGTGTAGCAGGAAATAATTTAACCGGTATTACTAGAAATGTTAGAGGAACTACAAACGCTGCTCACTCTAATGGAGCAACAGTTACAAACACAAGTAGTTTTTCTGGATGGGGTCAATCCTCCACTACTACAAATACTGTTACAGAACCAGGACTATGGTCTTTGGATAATTTAGGAAGCACTCTTATTGCTTTAATTTTTAATGGAGCTTGTTTTGAGTGGAATGCAGATGCAACTAATGCTGTTTTCAATAGAGCAACAATTATATCAGGTGCACCAACAGCGTCACGTGATATGGTAGTGTCTACACCTGACCGTCACTTAGTATTTTTTGGAACTGAAACTACTATCGGAGATCCAACAACACAAGATGATATGTTTATAAGATTTTCATCTCAAGAAAATATTAATGACTACACACCTACAGCTGAGAATAGTGCTGGTACACAAAGACTG